TTATGCGACTAAAAAAATATTTTTGATTTTTTCAAAATTTCTCTCAGCCAGTGCTTCCATTTGGTGTGTATAAACTTTCAGAGTAATATCTGGACTTTCGTGACCAAGAAGCTTGGATATGGTAACAATATCAACCCCATTCAATATTAAGAATGATGCGTATGTGTGCCTTAGACTATGGTTTCTGACAGGCCTGCCTACAATCTTTTTAATTATCTTATTACATGAAGAATTAGATACACCGAAACATATTCTATTTTTGATGTTAGCTTGCCAATGATTTTTCCGATATTCTCTAAGAACCTCTATTGTCTTTGAGTCAATCGGAACTTTTCTTTCTGACGGATCATTCTTCAACGCACAAAAATCTTGAGTATTTGAGTAGTCAAATGCTTTATTGATATCCAGTATGCCATTTTCAAAGTCAACATCATTCCAGGTTAGACCCATTACCTCAGAAAAACGCAATCCTGTGACTGCAAGAAGGTAGAGAGTGAAATAGGTTACATACCTGACTTTCTCTCTTGTGAGGGCTAGGAGAGCCTTGAGTTCATGTTCTTCCAAAAAGTCATCCTCTTCATCTCTAATTGCAATTTGAGATTTCACCTTCGCATCATCAGCAAAGTTAAAACGAATGACTTCTTCTCTAACAGCTACTTTCATAGCCCCCTTTATTTGGTAGTGGAATTTTTCAAGAGTTTCTTGAGCGTATTTCTCTCCAAACTCATTCAACTTTTTCTGATAGTAAAGCGGTGTAATATCTTTGACTTTCATCTCTTGGAAGTAATTCTTAACGTGTCTGAAATTCTTTGTATAGGTTTCCCAAGTCTTATCTTTGACATATGGACGCTTATAGACCTCTGACCAAGTCTTGACAAAGTCATACAGAGTCACTTCTCCGTCAGTCAGAATGTTTTGGGTCAATTTCTTCTCGACATCTAACGCTGCTGCTTGAGCAAGCTTCTTGGTTTTAAAACCACCTTTCTCTTTCCGTCTATATTTTCCATCTATGGTTTTGTAGGAAATACGGTATTCCCACAGTCCGTTCTCTCTTTTTCGATACGATGCCATTTGTTTTTTACCTCATTTTCTGATAAAATGGGTACAAGAAAAGACTTGCCAGATTGGCAATTTTTCTTATACGATTCGCCTTACGCTCTCCTCGACCAAAATTTGAGCGTAGGGCTTTTTATTTATTTCTTAACCTTATTTTTCAAGGCGGTTTCTATTGCTATCTTCAATTCTAAGATAGCTTGCTTATCTTCTTTGACAAAAGTGACTGTATTCTCATCCTTAACGGCATCAAATACACCACCTTTAGTATCTGCTGATCCAGGATATACCAATTGTAGATATCCAACCGTTGCCCCAGGCTCTTTTAATTGATATGCAGTTATTTCTGATAACAAAATTGATTTTTCGCCATCAAGTCCATGTAGAAGCATATTTGACATGTTACTTTTTCTTGCAATTCTGATAAAGTAGTCATCTATTCTTACTATCGTCTTTGATTTCTTAAACTCAAAAACTCGCTCGTTTGGCTCAGCTGTAAAAATTTCTACTTCAGGTTCTTTGTCTTTCCCACCAAATAATGCCATAACAACTATCTTCCTACCCTGCTTTTATTCGTGATTCAGGGGAGCACGTATTTTATCCAACTAAATTCAAATACTCTTCCTTGATCATAGCCTCATCAGCTATGGTCTTTAATTTGTACTTTTCCATAAATACCAGGTAATTAAATTGAGTGCGGTCCTCAGCAATTTCCAGTTCTTCCTTCAAAAGATGGTGAATCATATTTCTATTTGCGTCAAGTTCGCATCTTTCCCTAAAGAGTTGATACTGGTATGGAAAGTGATTTTTATGTTGTAACTCATGCAGGGCGACTTGTTTTTGTTCTTGCTCAGACAGATTTACATCAACCCCTAAGACCTTGGTTATTGGATTGTAAAATCCCGAACTATGCCAGTCACTGGCATCAAACAGGCACAATTCCACTCCAAACTCTTTACAGAGTTGGTCTAGTTTCATAGGCAATCAATCCTTTTGTTTATTTTTGAAGTGTGCAGACAGGACTGCTGTAATAAAATCTATATCATCTTCATCAAGTGGCTTACCATCAAATAGCATGGTATGGGCAGCTGCTTCCCTCAGATCCACAACTTGACCGTCAATGATAGCTGTCTCATCGCTGGCAATTCGTGGATTATCTGTTAGACCTAGTAGGTAATCTAGTGAGACATTAAAATACTGTGCGATTTCCTTTGGTTTACCCATCTTAGAATTTTCATTCAAGCTATACAGAGAATTACGACTGTAGCCAAGAGTATCTTCTAAGTCATTAAGAGACATTCCCTTTTTATTACTGAGTTCACGTATCCTATCAATTAAAACAGACATATCGTATCCTTTCTAAGGCATACGAAAAAATATTTTAAAACTAGATATAAAATCCTTGACAAAAATTAAAACTAGGTTTAAAATAGTATTCGTAAGCTAAAGAGTTAGCGAACAAGACAACTAAAAAATAAAGCCTAATAAAACTGATTGGCGTCTGCTTTCTTTAGGTAAAAACTTACTTTTAGTAGGTCTTTTCTCTATGCTCTTATTCTAAAACTAGATTTAAAAAAAGTCAAGAGATTAGCTAACTTTTTAGCATAAATTTTAAAAAAAGGAGGAAGAATGATGAAATCTATCTTTGAACGGATAGCAAAAAGCCTTGAAATCATTGCGACTGAATTCAAGGCATCAAGGGTAGCAAGGGATGAATTGAAACAACATTTAGACCATATTGAGACAACCTTGCATGAATTAAAGTCTAATCCATTCGGAATTAAAGAAAAGGAATAGCGTTTTTAATCTTGGCAGCATAATCAAGAACGGTGTCAATAGTATCTTTGAAATCAGTTTCAAGTTCAGAAATTGCTTCTGTCGTGATGTAAAGCGTATAGAAAGTATTATCTGCTAAAGTTCCTTCGACATAACCATATTTTCTTAGTTCAAAACAGGTATCTAGTATATCTTCTTTTGACCATTCAGGCATGATGTTAGTTTTGAGAAAATCAATGCTGTGGAAGTTTCTGGCTTGAGATTTACGAATTTGTTCCCTTCTTCTTTTGATGTATTCAGCGTACATCGAAGAAATCAAAAACTTTGCATCGTTCGTTAGTTTGCTATTGTCTAATTTATTCATGACTTGACCTCCTTTCATTAAAGATTTCAAGTCTATTATACCAAATTTAAGAAAGGAAAATTATGAGCCAACAACATAAAAAATGGATTCAAATAGTGAAAGAGAGATTACAAGAAGAACAAATGACTCAGACACATCTTGCTCGTGCTTGTGGTGTTGCCAAGGCAACTATCTCAGAATTGCTGAAATACGGAAAAGGGAGCGACAAACTCAAAAATAAGGTATCTGATGTGTTACACATTGATGAGAGCTGGACGAGGTTGGAGGAAGATTGATGAACTTTATCAGAGACATGACAGAAATTGAAATCAAGGTGCTCAATGCTATCAAAAACGGAGCTAGCTTTGACTTGCCGATTCAAGCAAGGGAGCTGAGACAGGATTTAGGATTAAGCAAGCGAAAACTTGAGGAAATAATTGAAAGCCTGAGAGTTACCTTTCGTCAGCCTATCGTGGCTAAAAAGAATAAGCCGAATGGTTACTATATGCCACGAAACAAGGAAGAACGTGATGCAGGTCTGGCACCGTACCGAGCACAAATCCGAACAGAACAGAAAAATCTGGCAGTAGTAATGTCCGTTAACTTGGACGAATACTGGAGCAACGCAAAAAAGCCTGACGGCAATCAGGCTCACAAATAAATATTACAAGAGGATTATATCATGAATGATCTAATGATTCAAATGTTGGACCAGTTTGAAGCTGGGCTAATGGATAGAGCGTTGAAGGTCATGCACGTTGTTACGGATGAAAAGAGACGATATCCAATGGAACTCAACAAGTCACAATGTGCTGAAATGTTGCTTGGAACAAAGGACACAGGGAGTTTTGATGCTCGATTTAATTGTCACAAAGATTTCCCACGCATTCCGAATGCTCGTGAAAAGTACCCTCGTGATGCAGTCATCGAATGGTATCACAATAATTGGCAGAGGACAGTGATATGACAGAAGAATTAATGTTGACAATAGAGCAAGGTTTGGCATTCATTGCTTTTCTGACCCTAATTCTAATTTGGTTAATCCGTAAGCCTGTTGAGATAGAAATAGAGGTCAAGAAGCCTGTGATTGAAGAAAAGAAACCAGAGATAAATCTGCGTTACTTGCAGATTCGCAGATACTACGGAGGATGATATGAAATTTTGGGAAATTTTAAAGAAGTTTATGAGCTTTGAGGAAAATGACTATATCCCTCAAAGCCAATATGAACTTGAACGTGAACTTGCATATGAAAGGTACAGGGTCAAGGAGTTTAAGAAGTTGGCTGATCTAAAAACACAGGAGTGTGTTGGGAAGGCTAGGCTAATCAAAGAACTAAATAGACGGATTGATCATTTAGAAAAAGTTAACAAGTGCCAGGCAGAATCACTGGCAAATCGTGAGGTCTAGTTATGGTCTGGATTGTCGCGAAGAAAAACAAATGTGGTCGCAGGAAGTACCACTACAAGAAATCTTTCGATACTTGGCAAGAAGCCAGAGTTTACCAACAGGATTTGTTTAATAAGGGCATCAACGCTGAAATGTGGGAGGAGAGGGATGGACAACATAGCAACTCTACCACATGATGTCTTGGCTGAGCAGGCAGTCCTTGGCTCTATCTTCATTGACCCAGACAAAATTGTATTAGTCGCTGAACATCTAAAACCAGAAGATTTCTACAGACCTGGTCATCAGATCATCTTTCGGACTATGCAGACCTTGTCAGACAAAGGTCAAGCGATTGATGCTGTCACGATGAAGACTGCTCTGGAAGACCAGGGAGACTTGAGTGGCATTGGAGGATTGGCTTACATTGCTGAAATTGTCAACGCTGTACCAACCAGTGCCAATGCCGAATTTTACGCTAAGACAGTTGCTGAGAAGGCTCTGTTGAGGAAAGTCATTGCCAATCTTTCAGATACAGTTTCTGGTGCTTATTCTGGTGAAATGTCTGCCAATGACCTGATTGCCAGGGCGGAACAAGCCTTGGTCAATGCAAGCAATTCTAATCACAACACAGGTTTCAGACCAATCTATGATGTGATTTTGGACAGTCATAGCAAGATTGAGCAACGCTCAAATGTGTCAAGCGAAGTGACGGGAATTGCTACTGGATTTACTGATTTTGACAAGCTGACAACAGGACTGCATGAGGACCAGTTGATTATCTTAGCGGCTAGACCTGCAATGGGTAAGACGGCATTTGCCCTCAACATTGCCCAGAATGTCGCCTGCAGATCCAATAAGCCTGTGGCCATATTCTCTTTGGAAATGGGTGCAGAGAGCTTGGTAGAGCGTATACTTGCAGCTGAAGGCACCATTGAGAACTATCACATCAGGACAGGGAAACTGACACCGATTGAATGGCAACGGTTGATTTATGCCCAAGGGCAACTAGCAGAAGCACCAATCTACATCGATGATACGGCTGGAATTAGAATAGCTGAAATTAGGTCCAGAGCTAGAAAGCTAGCCCAAGCAACAGGAGGGCTAGGCCTGATAGTCATTGACTATCTGCAATTGATACAAGGGCAACGCTCAGACAATAGACAACAGGAAGTGTCTGAGATTTCCCGTCAGTTGAAGATTATTGCAAAGGAACTGAAAGTGCCTGTCATTGCTCTGTCACAGCTTTCTCGTAGCGTTGAACAAAGGCAGGACAAACGACCAATCATGAGTGATTTGAGAGAGTCAGGCAGTATTGAGCAGGATGCCGATATCGTTGCCTTTCTATATCGTGACGATTACTATCAAGACAAGAAAGACGATCAGCCAGAAAAAAATTTGACTGAGTTGATTATCAAGAAGAACAGGCATGGTGACCTTGGGACAGTCAAGATGTACTTCCACAAGGAATACACCAAATTTACAAATGCGGAGGAATGAGGATGATTAGGAAGACAGATGTTGAAAGTCACATAGCTTTTATACGAATACCAAAGCCATTGATTCACGATCAAAAGTATAATCAACTGAGTTTGGCAGCCAAGTTTATGTACGGCTTACTCTATGACCGCTTGCAGTTGTCTCTAAAAAACAAATGGTATGACTCGGACGGTATAGTTTTCCAATATTACACAAACGAGCAATTCATGCTTGATTTGTCAGCAAGTGAGAAGACAGTCATCAAAATCAAAAAGGAACTGTCTAATATTGGACTATTGAAAGAAATTCGTCAAGGGGTTAACCTGCCTAATAGACTGTATTTAAGTGCAGTTACTGGAGCTGTAAAAAGTACAGGTCAGGAACTGGAAAATTTACAGTTAGGAACTGTAGAAAATACAGGTCAAGAACTGGAAATTTTACAGGGAAATAAGACTGAGAAGAATAAGACTGAGAAGAGTAATAATATAGATATTGTTTCAGAAGTGATTCTCTATCTTAATCAAGTTGCTGGAACTAGATTTACTGCAGGCTCACAAGCTACAAAGAAACATATCAATGCCAGGTTGAAAGAAGGCTACACGCTTGAAGACTTCAAACAGGTTATTGACACTAAAACTAGCGAATGGCAGGGAACGGAATTTGCCAAGTTCTTGAGACCTGTTACTTTGTTTGGGACGAAGTTTGAAAACTACATCAATCAGCAACCAGCCAGAAGTAGAAAGAACAATGCTACAGAAGTTGACGAAAGGTTGGGCTTTTAGATGAATCCATTCAAAAATTTTCAGACTAGGCAAGTCTTGGACGAAACCTGTGAGGTCCACGGTTGTCAACTTTGGTTGACAAAGGTACCGATTAAGGGACAGCTGGAAGAACTCAAGCAATGTCCAGAATGTACCAAGGCAGCAATCCAGACCTTTGAAAGCAAGCTGAACAGTCAGAGCAAAGTCAACAATAAGCTTGCGGATACCTACGCAGTCTTTGAGAGAGACAGTTTGGTATCTGACAAGCTGAAAAGCAAGAGCCTTGATAACTATGAGATTAAGGCTGACATTGACCAGAAGGCTATCAATTTTGCCAAGAGGATTGAGCAATTTTATCGGCACGAGGGCTTTGGCAATGCCATTGTGACTGGACCGTCAGGGGTTGGCAAGAGCCATCTGACATATGGCTTGGCCAAGTACATGAACGAGCAATTTAAGGCATACGGACATCCGAGGTCGGTGCTCTTTGTATCGTTGGTCACTCTCTTTACCAAAATCAAAGAGAGCTTTCACACAGACAACGGCTACTCACAGGCTGAGATGATTGAATTACTCAGCAAGGTTGATTTTCTCTTTCTGGACGACCTGGGGAAAGAGAGTCGGAAGGCTGACACTCGCAACAACGAGTGGACACATCAGATACTCTATGAGATTTTGGACAAACGGAGCAACACGGTCATCAACACGAATCTGACCAGCAAGGAAATTAAAACCCTGTATGCAGATGATTATGGCAACGGTGCCTTGTCCAGTCGGATTTTGGAAGGTGTGGTAGGAAACAGCTTTGCATATCCGAAGGATATGGATGATAGGAGGTATTGATATTGAAGCTATGACAGTTTGGGCCCTCTTTGATAGTGGCAATGGTTCCTACACAAAAGGAGCTGCTACACTTAAACGTTCAGGGGGGGCGAACATTGACATCTATCCGATTGGTATAGACATAGAAAATAAGAACAATCACTTTATCAACTTGAATTTAGCTGACTATGGCAGGCTTTTTGGGGACAACACTCTATTTGACACTTTGGATCAATTACCAAAACCTGACCTAATAATCGCAAGTCCACCATGCGAGTCATGGTCGGTTGCTTGTGCAATGGCAAATGGGACGGCATTTTGGAAACGGGAAAATTTATCTGATAGCTTGTTTGAGCCCCAAAAACTTCCCAGTCCATTTACTGTTAGACCTAAACGAGATTATATCGATGCTTACCATGATTATGATTTTGAAAAATTATATATGAAACGCATCAACGGAGAATTGACGGTATTTAACACAATTCAAATTATCAAAAGATATCAACCGAGATATTGGATAATAGAAAATCCTGCCAACAGCAAGATTTGGGAATACATCAGGACTATTTTCATGTTTGAGTTACCTTACATGAATTTAACAAGGTACAACAATTATGAGTACCCACTACAGAAGCCGACAAAGTTTGCATCAAATATCTTTCTAGGATTAAAGACAGATGTCAAACCAGCAAAAACGACATTAACAAACTTTTCAAAGTCATACAATGAGAGGTCAAATATACCTCAAAAACTTGTGATTGAGATATTTAGCAAGATATATAACGAATTTTCAAAGGAGGAATAATGGACGGTGTTGATAGATTTTTCGCGATGCAGAGCTGGTCCGTAGCCAACGACTGCATTATTCGGATGTCGGACAAAGTCCGACTGATGAAGTTACCTGACAATGAATTTCGTCAGGAATTAGATCGGATGACAAAGTATTGTCAGGACAATAAATACAAAGGAGTGACAAATGGTGTACAAGGGAATTAAGATTATCCCAAATAGTCTACAAGTTGAAATCAACTTGGCAAGTCTACTGAGCGAGCATCAATTTTTGCAGGAAGAAAAATTAAGAACCTATGCGGAAATTGAAGAATTAGAAACCAAGATTGAGCAGCTTGAATCTGATAAGGAGCGACTGCGTGAGATAGCTGTCGGATTAGCGGACAAACTCTGGGAACTAGAGTGGAACATGACTAGAAGCTCTGCTATGTCCCAGAAAGCAAATCGTAGAAAGTGGGGTACAAAATGAATCTAAATTATCGGGACTTGCATATCGTAAAACACGCAATCCAGACACACATGGCTAGGACCAATCCTAGAGATGGAGATCTGGAACAAGAGGGGCGGCTACTTGGTCGCGTAACAGCAGAGATTGAAGCACTGAAAGAAAAATTCAATGGCAATGGCTGTGGATGCAGCTAGGAGGAAGACATGGCAAAGAATATTATCGGACTAGATTTATCTAGCATTGCAGACGGCGGTCTGCAGGAAAAACTCAACAACGAATTGGCACGGGTCATCGAGAACATCTTGGACCCCAATACTGATCCGACGGTCAAGCGGGAAGTGTCTATCAAGCTGGTCTTGAAACCGAATGACCAGCGGAACTCTGTCGACACTATCATGGAAGTCAAATCTAAATTGGCTCCGCAAGTCAAGCTGTCCACAACTATCTTGGTTGGTCAAAATTACGAGACAGGCGAACTCCACGCAAACGAATTGCTGAGTGCAATGCCGGGCCAAACATTTTTTGACAATGATGCAGTGTTGCGGACTGATACAGGCAAACCGATCGATGAAGTGGAAAAAGAAGAAAATGCAGCAATTATTGATTTTAAGAAGAAAGTAGGAAACTAATATGTCAGAAATTACAAGAGATGCACTTGAGTACGCAGTTGAGCTACATGAAATGGCTCGTGAAACTATCATCAGCGAAAGCGGAAAAGAATATTATGATGCCAATGCCCACAGCTATCGTGAACTAGAGCCCAAACGATACCCAGCCGCCCTCAACCTCCGCACCCTCGCAAGTCTAGTAGATTATCTCAAATCTGGCTTGGACGAACTGAAGAAACAGAAATTGATTGTGCTAGTTGAGAATCCAACGACTGTTTGTGTCTATTCCGAGAATGACGAATTGGAGAAGCGGACCAAACTGGTCGAAGTTGAGGCTACTCTGCCTCATATCACGCTTGAGCAATTTATGCCACAGGAAGCCTTTATCATCCAGGCACAGGCTGGCTTTGTCGCAAATGAAGACAGAGCTTCTATGATTAACTTTGCAAGTCACTTGGAAATCAAAGAAGGGTCTGAAGTTGTTGACAACGGCGTGTCCCAGGTTGCTACGGTCAAAAATGGTGTAGCATCACTCGCTAAAGGTATAGTACCAAATCCAATCCAACTTGCTCCCTACCGAACATTCACCGAAGTTACTCAACCCGAAAGCCAGTTTGTATTTCGCATCAACGGTCGGGCTCAGTTGGCACTCTTTGAAGCTGACGGAGGGGCATGGACCTTGGAAGCTGTCAACAATGTAGCTGCCTACCTCAAAGATAAGTTAGGAGAGCAGGAGCATCTGACTATTTTAGCGTAAGGAGGTGGATAGATGAACGGTTATGAATTTATGGCACGACATCCGTTTCTGACCTTCTTCTTGGTACTTACAGTCTGTCATTACTTTTCGGAATGCATCAAGTATTTAGCTGGATACACGGAGGAAACAAATGAACAAACGGATCAAGAAGAAAAAAGCTAGGCAGGCACTTCAGCGTGAGAAAGAGTTACTGGAGCAGGAATTGCCAAAATTAAGTCCTAGTGAACTCGAAGAACTGAGCGAAGTTGCCAGTCAGATAGTGCGGGAATTCAGTCAAGCTATCATTCAGTTTTCAGAAACCTTGGCTGGCACCATAGTTTCAATATCAAAAATATTGGAGGGAATCATTGAAGAAACTGAGCGACAGAGAACTCAAAACGCTAGACGAGGAACTGTTCAAGTTCCGAGGTATCCAGCGAACCATAGATTTACGAAGGCTAGAGTTGATAACAAGAAATCCAGACAGCCAATGCGGTCCTTCAATCGGAATCAGCAAACCCACAGAAACCATCGCGGTCAAGCTCGCAGATGATCCGACACTGAAGTTCCTGGAAGGATTCAAGGAGATTGTGGACAAGCTACTCGCTAATCTAATCGATGAAGATAAGGAAATCTTCAATCTACGTTGGCAGTACCCACAACTACGCTGGGAAGAAATTGCAGACCAGAAGTTCATGAGCCGTGCTACAATCTACCGTCGTAGAAGAATCATTTTGGAGCAATATGCAATATTGAAGGGTGAGCTGTAAAATGAGAAAAAAAGTACCTTGTATTCTCACAAAAAACGATTTATTATTGTAGCATGAACTTCTGAAAACAAAACGCAGTCAACATTCTGGGAGATATCCTTAACTTTTTAAAAAAGAGTTGTTTCAACAGAAGTCATAGAAAGTCAGTCATAAAGGCTGGCTTTTTCGTTTAGCCGAAAGGAGGTGAGACCATGAACAGAATGGATCCAATCACTGACAGAGATGTCATCCATGAAATCGAAGACTATTTGAGAGAATGGAATGAGATGTATTACCTACTCTTTGAAACAGCTTTGTATACTGGGTACAGAATCACAGATATCCTGAACATAAGAGTAAGGGATGTGCAAGGTTGGGATATAAAGCTCAGGGAAAGAAAAACCCAGAAACTACGTGAAGTCAGAATGACTCCAGAACTCAAAAAATCCATGCGTGCTTTTGTTAAAGGGAAACCTCTTAATCACTTTGTATTTAAGAGCAGACAAGGGAAGAATAAACCAATCAGCAGACAGCGATTTGACCAGATATTGAAGCACGTTGCGACAGAGCTAGATATTGATAACATAGCTGCACACTCAATCAGAAAGACATTTGGTTTTTTCTATTACCAGAAATTTGATGGGGTTAACGACTTAATGACTATCTTCAACCACTCGTCAGAACGCACCACACTTATTTACATTGGAGACAAACAAGTCACATTCAAGAAGAATATGGCTAAGTTTAAAATCTGACTCTTTTTATTTTTTTGGCTATTAAGTTTGTCATATTGAAAAGTTGTCAAACTTAAAAATAAAAATCTTAACAGGTGCAATTATACCAACAATTCAAGGGCTTTCGCTGAGTTTAACAGAATATACAGTATGACAAACTCAACGGGCAAATTGGTATAGTTTTTGGAGGTACAGAATGATAAAAGAATATCGTGATAGACAACATGGATTGAACGCTATCGACCAACTAAACAATGACATCAAAAATAATCCAGGAATTGTTTTTGAAATAGTCGGATATCAAAACACAGTGATAAAGACAGATTATAATTTATTGGTGACATCAATTCTTGTTAGGTGGGAAACATTTTTCTAAGATTCAAAATGAGAAAAAAGGGTACTTGTTTTCTCACGAAAAAGAGTTTATTATGGTACCATAGATTTCTTGTATGAGAGGGACAGGTCGTTGACTTGTCCTTTTTGCATTGCCAAGGAGGAACGTATGGCACATTATTATAAGTCAGTCAGACAATCCTTGAGGACTAAGAAGTGGGAAAAGTTCCGAGACAAGATGATGAGGAAGTCTGACTACCTATGTCAAGAAAGTTTGAGGTACGGTTTGTCGGTACCAGCTGAAATGATTCATCATATCTTTCCTGTATCTGAATATCCTGAGCTTGAATTCGTAGAATGGAATTGTTTAGCGTTAACCAATCGCAAACATAATACATTTCATGATAGAGTCAATGATAGGGTTGTTGGTCAGGGAATTTATTGGCAAAAAAAGAGAAAGAAGGAATTTCAAAAATTTTATGGATACCCCCCCACTTTTTGAAATATTCTTGAGCGTCCTGGGAACCGGTGAAGGGAACTTTTTCCAAGTCGGGAGCCGTCAGATAAAAAGGGGGTAAAAACTCAGCGATTTTGTAGAAAGGGGGTTAGTTTTTGGCTAAACCAATTACAGTGAAGTCAATCAAGTCAAAAGTGGTCAAGCAGATGAAAGACTTAGGCACCTATCGAAAAGAATTTGAAATGATCATTGATATCTTTGCTGGGATGTTGTTTCAGTACCAGAAACTAGCTCAAGACTATGCTGATATGGGCTATCCTGTTACAGATGTCTATGTCAACAAGGCTGGTGCTGAGAATGAGCGGAAAGTTCCAATCTTGACTGCAATGGAAATACTCAGGAAAGACATCTTGAGTTATTCGAATCAGCTTATGCTTAACCCAAAATCATTGGGTGAGGTAGTCGAGCAGGACCAAGATTCACCACTCAAAGAAGTTATGAAGTTCAAGGATGAACTGAAAAAGAAGCGGGTGAAAGATGGATAAAGACTTTGAAAAACGTTTTACCGATTTTCGCCATGCTACAACCAATCTTGGAAAAGCTAAAGCCTATGTTGATTATGTCTTGAGCTATCAAGAGGAACATAACGAAGAACGGATTTTAGCTGCTGAACGCTTTTTGAGGGATTTGGAAAATCCGGCCTATGAACTTGATGAGGATATAGTGGACTTTGCTGTTCACTTTATCGAGAACTCAATTGTTCATCAGCAAGGAGATGACATGTTTGCCATGTCTATCCGTAACAAGCCTTTGATTTTGCAACCCTGGCAACATTTCACGGTTGTCAATCTTTTTGGGTTCTATCATGCTGGGACAAATGAGCGTAGGTTCAAGGAAGCGTTGATAATGCTGGCACGCAAAAACGGTAAGACCAGTTTTACTGCTGCTATTGCTCTGCTTTATCAGATTTTGGATGCTGATAGTGGGTCGAAATGCTACATCGTGGCAAATTCAGTCAAGCAGGCACTTGAAGCTTTCAATTTTATCAAGTTCAATGTGGAACGTTGGAACGATAAGTCTATCCGTATCAAGGACAACAACCAGGAACACTCTATCACAGCAAATTTTGGAGATGATGGTTCGTTTTATATACAGGCATTGGCCAATGATGAGAGCCGTTTAGACTCTCTGAATGGGAATGTTACTGTTATTGACGAAGCTCACACCATGCGAAACTCAAAAAAGTATGGTCTCATGAAGAAAACAATGTCGGCATACCGTAACAGTATGCTTTTTGTTATCTCTACAGCTGGGGATATTCCAACAGGATTCCTTGCTAACAGGCTGAAATACTGTCAGAAGGTCCTCAAGCAGTTAATCACTGATGAATCGTTGTTCATTTTCATCTGCAAGGCTAACCAGACGACTGATGGCGATGTTGGAGATTATTTGGATGACAATGTTTTGAAGATGGCCAATCCATCTTGGGGTGTCACGGTGTCCATGCCTGCTTTGAGAGCTGAGGCTGAACAAGCCATGAATGACCCACAAACAAGGAATGAGTTCTTCAACAAGACTTTGAATGTCTTTACCAACTCTATGAATGCTTATTTCAATCCTGATGAGTTCATTGCTAGTGATGATTGTTATGATTGGAGCTTGGAAGAGCTGGCACGCTTGCCGATTAAGTGGTACGGTGGGGCGGACTTGTCACGCTTGCATGACTTGACAGCTGCTGCACTCTATGGCATCTACAATGACGGTGAGAAAGACATTGATATCTGTATCACTCACGCTTTCTTCCCTCGTGTCAACGCTCAGAAGAAAGCCAATGATGACGGCATACCGCTTTTTGGTTGGCAGTCGGACGGTTGGTTGACAATGAGCAACACTCCAACGGTGCTCTATGATGATATTGTGAAGTGGTTCATTGAGATGAGGCAGAAAGGTTTCAAGATTGCTGCTGTCGGTATGGATAGAAAGTTTGGTCGTGAGTTTTTGAGCAAGATGAAAAAGGCTAAGTTCAAGATGATTGACCAGCCACAGCTTTTCTATCTGAAATCAGAAGGGTTCAGACGGATTGAGTTCAAGGTTAAGAACAAAGAGTTTTATTATCTGCATTCTGAGGCCTATGAATACTGTGTCAGCAATGTCAGAGCGATTGAGAAGGTGGACGATGCGGTGCAATACGAAAAATTAGACGGTGACGGTGGTACGGCAAGGATTGACTTGTTCGATGCCAGTGTCTTTGCATGTATCCAGGCTCTTGCTCATCTTGGTAAGAACCAGAATGTGATGCAATTCTTTGATTAGGTTAGAAAGGAGGTGAGAAAGAATGGGTTTCTTTGATAGGTTCCGTAAGAGGAGTAAGCCGCAGTCAACTGTGAGTATGCTTAGCCACTCAGATTTTGGAATTATCTTTGAGGGTGATGGTTATGTGCCACTTGCTAGGAATCCTGATGTGATATTGGCTGTCAACAAGATTGCTGATATGGTGTCGAATATGACCATACATCTGATGGAAAATACAGAAAAGGGCGATATTCGTATCAAGGACGGCTTGGCTCGGAAGATTGACATCAATCCTTGTACACACATGACCAGGAAGACATGGATTTTCAAGATTGTGCGTGACTTGTTGCTGTACGGCGACGGTAATTCTGTCCTTCATGTCGAATATGATCCTGTGACAGACTATATTTTGAACTTGAGACCATTCCCGATGGATGAGGTCTCTTTTAAGTCAAATGATTTAGACTATGTGATTTGCTACAAGGGTAGGGAATACGAGCCTGACGATGTTGTCCACTTTGCAATCAATCCTGATCCAGATAGTCCTTATATCGGAACAGGGTATCGGTTGGCTTTAAAGGACATTGTCCGCAACCTAAACTTAGCTACTCAGACTAAAAAAGGCTTCATGAGTGGCAAGAATGTTCCGAGCTTGATTGTCAAGGTCGATTCATCCAGTGATGAGTTGGGCAGTCAAGAAGGCCGTGACAGAATTGCTAAGAAGTATCTATCCACAAGTCAGTCAGGAGAGCCGTGGATTATACCTGATGCCCTTATGGAAGTTGAGCAAGTCAAACCGTTGAATCTGAATGACATTGCTTTGAATGAATCAGTTGAAATTGACAAGAAAACAGTAGCTGGGCTTTTGGGAGTGCCAGCTTTTATCCTTGGCGTTGGAGACTTCAACAAGGAAGAATACAACAACTTTGTCAATACCACGGTCATGAGCATCGCTACAACGATCACTCAGACATTGACAAGGGATTTGCTGGTATCTAGCAATCGTTATTTCAAGTTCAATCCACGGTCGCTCTATTCTTACGACATCACAGAGTTGTCAACGGTTGCTCAACAGATGACAAACAGTGCTGCTATGCGTCGGAATGAGTGGAGAGATTGGGTTGGCATGACTCCTGATCCTGAAATGGATGACATCATTGTTCTCGAAAACTATCTGCCGCAGGGCGAGTTAGGCAATCAGAGCAAATTAAACAAGGAAGGAGGAAATACCGATGCAGAAACGTAAGGCTTACATGGCCACACAATTTCAAACTCGCGAGGAACAAGAGTCTGGCGATTTGATTTTGAGTGGCTACTTTATCAAGTTTGATGAAGAAACTGAACTCTGGCCTGGTTATTTTGAAGTGATTAAGCGTGAGGGTGTTGAGAAGGCTATTAAAGATGCTGACATCCGTGCCTTATTTAATCATGATCATAGTTTGGTACTTGGTCGGACTGGAAATGACACAGTGCGGCTCGGTGTTGATGATGTTGGTCTGTTTGGCGATATTATCATCAACAAGGATGACCCACAAGCGGTCGGTGCTTATGCTCGTGTTCAACGTGGGGATGTGATTGGTTGTAGTTTTGGCTTTTTCCCAATCAAAATCAACACAGAAGAGCGTGATGACGGTTCTTACCTGGACACTGTCTTAGACCTTGAAATCTTTGAAGTTAGTCCTTGTACTTTCCCAGCATATCCACAGACCGAAATTGCTGCACGTCAGAAGGACTTTGAATGTCAACTACGTGCTAGTCGTGAAATGCTTGATAAGCGTAAAAAAGAAATAAAGGAGAAATTTAAGCTATGAACAAAGCTCTAATTTTTGGTGCTCGTATGCGAGCTAAAGCTACGAAAGTAGTTGAACTTGAAGAGTCTATCAAGGACTTGCAGAAACGTACTGCACTTGAAGCAGATAAGTTGGAACGTGCTGAGACCGAGGAAGAAGTGTCAGCTGTTGAGAAAACTCTTGAGGAACTTCAAGCAGAACTGGAATCCAAAGAAGCTGAAAAGGCTGAATTGGAAAAGGAAATCGAGGACCTTCAAAAGCAAATCGATGAACAAAACCGCAACGCTCCACGCTATGGAGAAAGCCGAGGAGGTAAGAAAGATATGAATGAACGTGAAGCGTTTAACCATTATTTGCGAACTAAGGGGCAATTACGCGACGGATTTAAGTCTACTGAAGGAGAGGCCCTAATCCCAGAAGATTTGCTTCGCCCTAAAGAAGCTAAACGTGATGAAACAGACTTAACATCGCTGGTAAACATCGTTAAAGTACGCAATGCAAGTGGTAAGTGGTCTGTGATTAAGTTGACTGACCAGGTCATGAATACGGTTGAGGAGTTAGCTGAGAATCCTGATTTAGCAAAACCTACCTTCACAAAAGTTTCATATGAGATTGAAACTCGTCGTGGTCATTTGCCAGTTTCTCAAGAATTGATTGATGACGCTGATTATGATGTGATGGGGCTTGTCGCTAAGCAGGCAATGAATCAGGAACGCATCACTAAGAACGCTGAAATTGCGAAAGTATTGAAAAAAGCAACTGCAAAAAATGCAGCTGGACTTGATGGTTTGAAAGATATTTTAAATCTCGAATTGAAACCTTACTACAATGCTAGTATCGTAGCCACCCAATCTCTTTTCGCCGCTTTGGATAAAATTAAGGATAAAGACGGTCGATATATGTTGCAGACCGATATTACCTCACCTACTGGGTACAAGTTTGCTGGTCGTGTGATTTATGTTTATCCAGATGATGTTATTGGCACTTCAAAAGGCGATATGAAAGCATTCATAGGGGATGTGACAGAGTTTGCAACGTTATTTGATCGTGCTCAAACTACTGTAAAATGGCAGGATGATAAAATCTATGGTCAGTATTTAGCAACTGCTAACCGTTTCGATGTAGAGGTTGTCGATGCTGACGCTGGTTTTTATGTGACTTACACCGACGCTGTTTTGTAAGGAGGTAGTCTATGGTTTACAAAGTTATCCGTCCTTTCAAGGACTTGACAGACCCAAACAAACACGATTACGCTTTGGATGAAACTTATCCTCGTGATGGTCACAAACCTTCGGATGATTTCATCCAAGGTTTGCTGTCTGGCTCAAATTCAGCTGGGTCAATCTTTTTGACTACAGTTGATGAGGAGCCAGAGCTTCCAGAAGGCGATAAGTCTACTGAAGAAGAGCCAGAGCTTCCAGAAGGCGATAAGTCTACTGAAGAAGAGCCAGAGCTTCCAGAAGGCGATAAGTCTACTGAAGAAGAGCCAGAACTTCTAGAAGTGGATAAACCTGCTGATGATGAAGTAGAGCTTCCAGAGGGTGACAAGCCTGCTGATGAACCAGTAGATAAACCAAAGCGTAAGCGTACTACCAAGAAAACAGAGGGATAACTATGTACAGTGGTCAACTATTAGAACTGCTTAAACTGAAGCTAGGCATTTCAACCACTCTCAGGGATAAGCCGTTGAAGAAAATTCTTGATGCCGTTATTTCTGAACTAACACAGACTTTCGGTGTTGAATTGGATTCTGCTAGAGCTGATCATGAGATGTTTGTGGTTGATTTTGCTGCTTATCGCTACGAGGGTGGGGTGGATATGCCACGTCACCTTCAATGGCGATTACACAATCTGCAAGTTTCATCAAAAGGAGTGACAAGCAATGTGGAATCATGAAATCACTCTGATAGCAAAGAAAATCACTGGGAAAGACAAGTTGAAACAGAACATCACTGAGGAAGTCAAGACTGTTCTGCTGTGTCGCAAGAAGTCAATTACCAGGTCAGAGTTTTACCAAGCCAATCAGGCAGGGATTCGCCCAAGTCTAGTAGTGGATATTCATAGTTTTGAATACGACAATCAAGAATTGGCTGAATTCGAAGGTAAAAGATATCGCATCCTCAAGACCTATCCTGTTGACCTTGAGACCCTTGAGTTAACCTTGACGGAGAAGCTATCATGAGTAATGACTTAGCCAATGAGATTGCTAAAGCTTTAGCTGAGTATTCGTCTGAGATTGAAGATGAAGTTGATCTTATTGCTGAAGATGTAGCTAGTGAAGCCGTAGATGAACTGAAAACGACTAGTCCAAAACGGTATGGAAAGTATGCTAGGAATTGGCGGTTTAAAAAGAACGCCAAAGGGTCGTATGTGGTCCATAATGCTGCACCAACTTACCGACTTACTCACTTACTAGAGAACAGTCACTTGTTACGAAACGGCGGTCGTAGTAAAGCACATCCTCATATCAAACCCGTTGAGGAAAAGGTCAAAGAAAACTTTGAAAAACGGATTAAGGAGCTTGGTCGATGAAGCTATCAGAATTTGCAGATATTTTGGAACAGGCTGATTTGCCTGTAACCTATCGAGCATATCAAGAGGGGAATGTCCCTGATATGCCTTACCTTGTGTATTTCGAATCTAATCCTATTGTCAATTCTGCTGACAATACAAGGAACCATGAGATTAAGTCAGTGGTTGTTGAGTTGGCATTTGAGAGAAAGGATGAGGATTTGGAGGAGCGTTTGGAAGAGCTATGGTCTAACCATGAGCTCTTTTTTGAAGCTCAAGAAGAAACTTTTATTGAGACTGAAAGGCTTTATGTCAAGCCTTACACAGTCTATCTCTACTAGAGGAGGAATGACATGGAAAATAAAGTGACCTATGGTCTGAAAAATGTACACGTTGCACCCGTTACTAGCATCAGTGCTGAGACAGGGGTGCTTACTTACGGAGAGATTTTCCGCTTCCCTGGGGCAATGGAAATCACTCTTGAACCGAAAGGGGAATCAGGTTCGGTTAATGCTGATGACATCGCTTATCACTTCATGAACGCTAATGAAGGTTACGAAGGTAAGTGGAAAGTAGCACACATTATCGAACAATTCGCTACCAAAATCCTTGGTGAAACCAAAGACTCTGAGACAGGGGTGTTGACAGAAAAAGGCGATGCCGAGCCAACACCGTTTGCTATGATGTTTGAATTTTCAGGGGATAAGAATAAAACCCGTTATGTGCTCTATTACTGCTCTGCTAGTCGTCCCGCAACTGGATCTAAGACCAAGAGCGGTACAAGTGTTAATGAGCCAGAACTAACTTTCAATGCTAGCCCACGTCCACTTGATAGCGTCATTAAACGCTCGGTCACTTCGGCAGACAAGAAGGAAGTCTATGACAATTGGTTCAAAAAAGTCTATGAACCAGCCGCTGTTGGTGGATAAGGAGGTCTTACATGCGTAAAATCATACCGATTGGTGATCAGGAGTATGAATTAGCCACAAATGGCTACACCCCGATTGCTTACAAGGAAGAGTTTGGTAAGGACTATTTCCAGGATCTATTTTCAATGCTGAACAGTCAAGCACTCTTGTCTAAACTTGATAAGTTGGAACCTGGTCAGGAATTACAAGCAAGTGACATTGATATGTCGGCCCTTGCTGACTTTGATATGACTTTCTTCAACCGTCTTTTCTGGACCTTTGCCAAGTCTGCCAACCCTCGTATCAAGCCTTACGCTCAATTCTTCATGGAAATGGAAGAATTTCCTGTCCAAGAAATCGGACAAGACCTGATGGAAATGTTGAATGCGAGTATGCAGACAAAAAAGAAACAGACTCGTCAGAATCTGCAAGCGATGAAATCTTTACAGTAGAATCCTATCTCTCTTGTTGCAAGGAGACAGGTTTATCCATTGACGACTTGAAGCATATTTCAATCGGAATGGCTCTTGATTATCAGACGGATTATGTGAATTTACGCAGTAAAGATAAGGGTGGCGAAAGAAAAGCTACTCAAGAAGATTTTGACAACTTTTAAGAAATAAGTTTTAAAAAAACCTCTTGACTTTTTGGCTGTACCGTTATATAATTTTGGTACAGTCTGAAAAGAGGTGATAAAATGACTGCTAAAATCGGAAGACCCAAAAGTGATAATCCGAAAAATCGTAAGGTTACAGTTAAGATGACTGAAACAGAGTTTCAGACATTGGAAGATGTAGCGAATGCTAAAAATTTAACTAAATCAGAAGCGATTTTGAAAGGGATTGACCTTTTGAAATCCGAAAAATAAAAAATACCCTGCACTACTCAAACCGCCAAGCCGATTAGTACAAGGTATCCCTCGAAAGAATCTCTTTCTGAAATCATTATATCAGAAACGAGCTTCTTTGTCATACCCAAAGGAGTTTTTATTATGGCAAAAATGACAATCATTGAATATTCTCGTAGCGAGTGGGATAGAGAAGGATTTTACATCCCAAGTTTGCAATTAATGGCTTTTCGTGAGGATGTTTCAATGGAGCGAAGAAAAGAATTATTACAAAAATATTGTTAGAAGAAAGGAAATGAATATGGAACTACAAATTTTTAAGAATGAACAGTTTGGAGAAGTGCGTACAGCGGACATCAAGGGAGAGGTTTACTTCAACCTAAATGACTGTTGTAAAATTTTAGAATTGAGCAACCCACGGAAAACGCTCGAACGACTCAATCCAAAGGGTGTAACTACTAGTGACACCCTTACAGCTGGAGGTATTCAACAAGCCAACTTTATCAACGAAAGCAATTTCTACAAGTTGGTTTTCCAATCTCGTAAACCAGAGGCTGAAAAATTCGCTGATTGGGTCACATCAGAAGTCCTGCCAAGCATTCGTAAGCATGGTATGTTTGCTACTGATGAACTGTTGGATAATCCAGACTTTGCTATTGCAACCCTGCAGAAGCTCAAGGAAGAGCGTGAGGCTAAGCGGATCTTGCAGGAACAAAATGAAGTACTTGCTCTTGAACTTAGGGAAACGAAGCCAAAGGCAGAGTATTATGACTTGATGTTAGCAAACAAAGGATTGATTAAGACTAGTGAGATTGCCAAGAACTACGGTCGAAGTGCTCAGTCCTTTAACAAGCTTTTGAATAAGCTAAAGGTTATTTACAAGCAAGGGGATACATGGCTACCGTATGCTAAGTATCAGACCCACAACTATGTCCAGTTAGAGCCGTTTGCCTATAAGAATAGCAAAGGTCGTGATGATGTGAAAATGCGAACCAAGTGGACGATGAAAGGTCATATTTTCTTGTATGAACTTTTGAAAAAACATGGCATCCTGCCGTTGATTGAGCAGGATATTACAGAATAGACACTGATGATTTTGACCTGACGCACTGATTTGTGCATCAGTTTTTTACGATAACTCAAAGCACCCCAGCGGTGCTTTTTTGGTGCAGAAAATTTTAGAAAGGAGGAAACAAATGGCAAGTAACATCAAAGGGATTAAGATTGAAATTGATGGCGACACGCAACCCTTGCAGAAGGCTCTGAAAGATGTCAACAAAAATGCTACTGAAGCAACCAAGGAACTGAGACAGATTGATAAGGCCTTGAAGTTTGATACTGGCAATGTAACCTTGCTGACCCAGAAACAGGAAGTCTTACAACAGCAGGTATCCAATACCAAGGAGAAGCTTGAAACTCTGAGACAAGCTCAAGCACAGGTTGAGAAGCAATTTCAGAATGGAGATATTGGAGCTGATCAGTACCGTGCTTTCCAACGTGAACTTGAGACCACTCAAAATGTCCTCAAGGGTTATGAGAATAAGCTTGAAAATGTCAATCGAGCTCTGGCCAATAATGGTCAAGCTGTAGAAACCAATGTCAGTCAACTGAACAGCCTACAGAGTGAGCAGAGTCAGTTAGCATCCGAAATGGACAAAGTGACCAGTGCTTTCAAACTACAAGAGAGTGAGCTCGGTCAGAACGCTTCTGAATCTGAAAAAGTCGCCCTGGCTCAGAAGAAGATTGCTGCTCAATCCGAGATTGTGGAAAAACAGATCTCGAACCTTGAGCGACAGTTGGAACTGACGAAGAGTGAGTACGGTGAGAACTCCACTGAAGCAAACAAACTAGAGAAATCCTTGAACGAAACCAAGGCAGCATTCAATGGCTTGCAGTCTGAAATGAATGGAATGACTGGTGCTAGTGCTAGTGTTAAGTCAGACCTATCAGAAACTAACCAACTACTCAAAGCTGACTTACTAATGGATTTCAGTGATAAGCTCAGTCAAGTTAGTGACAAGTTGATAGAGCTTGGGCAGAATGCATTGGAAGCTTTCAGAGAAGTCGATGCTGGCATGGATACTATCATCACAAAGACAGGAGCGACAGGGCAAGCACTTGATGAGATGATTGGAATCGCGGAGAATGTAGCAGTTGAAATCACTGGTGCAGGATTTGAAGAGGCGGGTAATGCAGTCGGTGAAGTGAATACCCAATTTGGGTTAATGGGCGAAGCCTTACAAACCACAAGCGAAGACATCCTCAAATTTGCAGTAACTAATAACACTGATGTAACAACGAGCACAATCAACTCAAAGCGTGCATTGGAGGCTTACGGTCTGTCCGTGGATTGGTTGAGCGATGTCCTAGACTCTACCACGTATGTTGCTCAGACTACAGGTGTATCTGTTGATGACCTGATGAAGAAAGCAACAGATGGAGCGCCACAAATCAAAGCTCTTGGACTGGAATTTGATGAGGGTGTTGCTCTGATTGGTCAATTCGAGCAAGCTGGTGTGGATTCATCTGCTGCATTAAGCACGCTATCTAAAGCCGCAGTCAATTACGCAAAAGATGGCAAAACCATGAAAGATGGTCTTGCAGAAACCATTGATAAAATCAAGTCTAGTACATCCGAGACTGACGCCCTTACAATAGCTTCCGAAGTTTTCGGTACTAAAGCAGCTCCTAGAATGGTAGATGCCATCAAACGTGGGGCTTTTTCTTTCGATGAATTAGGAAAAGCCGCTGAAAATTCTGCTGGACTTGTAAGCAGTACATATGAGAGAACCCTTGATCCAATCGATAAATTTGAGCAAGCTCAAGAAAAGGCGACATTGGCCATGGCTGATATTGGGAACGCTATATCAGAAGTATTAGCTCCAATCATGGAAGTGTTAGTTGATGTATTGAAGAGCGTGGTTGAATGGTTTAATGGGTTAGCAGAGCCGATTAAACAAGCTGTTGTAGTGTTTGGTTTAGTAATGACTGCAATTGGAATATTACTACCAATTTTTCTAGCACTGCAGGCAGCGGCAATGGCAGCTCAAACAACGATACTTGGACTAATAGCATCATTTCTACCTATTGTCGCTGTGGTTGTTGGCGTAGCAGCCGCAATAGCAATATTCGTCATTGCTATTAAAGAGCTATGGACACATAACGAAGGGTTCAGAACTGCTGTTACAGAGATATGGAATGCCATTATGTCTGTCATCAATACGATTGTTCAGCAAATATCTGATTTTGTGATGTCTATCTGGGGGACCTTATCTACCTGGTGGGCAGAAAATCAGGAACTGATTCGAGCAACTGCTGAGACAATTTGGAATGCTATTCAATCCGTCATTCAGACTGTCATGAGCATACTTGGTCCGCTTATTGAAGCTAGTTGGAACAACATTCAATTGGTCATCTCAACTGTTTGGGAAGTTATCAAGACTGTTGTCGAAACAGCCATTAACGTTGTCTTGGGCATTATCACAGCAGTCATGCAGATCATCAATGGAAACTGGTCTGGTGCTTGGGAAACGATAAAAGGTGTATTCTCAACTGTCTGGAATGGTATTCAGAGCATTGTCCAGACAATTCTATCCGCTATTCAATCTTATATCGGAAATGTGATGAGCGGAATTTCTGGAACGATTTCAAACATTTGGAATGCTATCTCAGGCACCGTCAGCAACATCCTAAACGGGATATCAAGTACAGTTTCTAATATCTGGAATGGCATCAAGAACAGTATTTCCAATGCCATCAACGGTGCAAGAGATGCTGTCTCAAATGCTATCAACGCTATCAAGGGCTTGTTCAACTTTCAAATTCGTTGGCCACACATTCCTTTGCCACATTTTAGCATCTCTGGTTCAGCCAACCCTTTGGATTGGTTGAAAGGTGGAGTGCCGAAAATCGGTATTGAATGGTATGCCAAGGGTGGTATTTTAACCAAGCCGACGGCATTTGGCATGAACGGTAATAATCTCATGGTTGGTGGTGAGGCTGGCAATGAAGCTATCTTACCGCTTAATGATAAGACGCTCGGAGCCATTGGTCGTGGCATCGCTCAGACAATGGGAGGTAGCACACCAACCATCAACATCACTATCACAGGCAATGTTGTCCGTGAAGAAGCTGATATCACGAAGATTGCCAATCAAGTTGCTCAGCGTATTGCAGATGAGCTACAACGTAAAACACAATTGAGAGGAGGGTAAACATGATTAGACATAATGAATTAGTGATTGACGGTGTGAAGACATCGTCTTTTCCTTTCAAAGTGATTGTGCATGAGTCCCCTTCTGTCACGTTGGGAGATAGCAAGACTAACCTGTTGGAGCATGACGGTATCAGCGGAGCGATTGTGCAGACCAACAAGCACCGTGGGTTGATTGAAAAATCCTACACAATCTATCTTGTTAAGCCAACAGAGGAACAATTGAATAAGTTCATGAGTTTGTTCATCCGCGAGAAGTTTTGGCTTGAGAATGAGCGTGTGAAGACTACTAAGCTTTGGTGCTACAAGGTCAGTGTCACGGATGTCGAACAAGAGAAACCTGGTCTTTATGTGACCAAGGCAACTTTCACTTGTCACCCTACTAAGTTTTTTAAGGGTACAGACACCCAGACTTTGACTGGGAATGGGGTTTTGAGGGTGCAAGGGTCTGCTTTGGCATTTCCGAAGATAACAGTAGTCGGTCAGAGTGCTTCTGAGACATCGTTTACGATTGGCAGTCAAGTCATTAAGCTCGAAAAGCTCTCAGAATCGCTTGTGATGGTCAATGAACCTGACAATCCTAGCTTTAAGACAGCTACTGGCAAGCTCATCAAGTGGTCGGGAGATTTTATCACAATTGATACCGCTAAGGGACAGAATGTTGGTGTGGTTTTGGGACCAGGTATTCAGTCATTGAAATTTGAGACAGTTTGGGGGTGGGCATAGTTGCTCTTTTTACTTGATAAAGATGTTAGAACGGTCAAATGGAATGGGATTCCACTGCATGAGGCCAGCTCTGCCATTGTCAAAGAAGAAACCAACAGTGATTTCTACCTGACTGTTCGCTATCCTATCACGGATTCAGGTATCTATCAACTTATCAAAGAGGATATGCTGATTAAGGCGCCTACACCTGTGCTGGGCGCTCAGCTGTTCCGCATCAAGAATCCTATTGAGAATGATGATAGCCTGGACATCACTGCCTATCATGTTTCTGACGATATCATGAAGCGGTCTATCACTCCTGTAAGCGTAGTTGGTCAAAGCTGTGCTATGGCACTGTCTCAGATGGTTCAGAATGCTAAGACGGGTCTAGGTGATTTCTCCTTTACAAGTGACATCATGGACAGCCGAACCTTTAACACGACTGAAACAGAGACTCTTTACTCAGTCTTACTGGATGGAAAGCACAGCATTGTTGGTACGTGGGAAGGTGAGCTTGTCCGTGATAACTTTGCCATGTCAATTAAGCGTAGCCGTGGAGCTGATCGTGGAGTAGTTATCACGACACACAAGAATCTCAAGTCTTATCAACGGACTAAGAACTCTCAAAGCGTGGTCACTAGGATACACGCTAAGTCAACTTTTAAGGCTGAAGGTGCTGAGGAAGAAACAACCATCACCGTGACAGTTGATAGTCCACTTATCGGCAATTATCCATACATCAACGAAAAAGATTATGAGAATAATAATGCTAAGACAGTGGATGAGCTGAGGAAATGGGCTGAAGCTAAGTTTAAGAACGAGGGTATTGATAAGATATCCGATGCCATTGAGATTGAGGCTTATGAGTTAGATGGTCAAGTTATCCATCTAGGCGATACAGTCAACATCAAGAGCAGAAAGCACGATGTAGACATCTACAAGAAAGCTATCGCCTATGAATACAACGCTTTGACGGAAGAGTACATCTCTATCACGTTTGATGATAAGCCTGGTGTTGGTGGTTCTGGTGTATCTAGTGGCGTGTCTAATGCTGCGGATGTGATTTTGAGTGCCAATCGAAACGCTCAAGAAGTAGCTATTGAACGAGCTGTCAGGAATGCCAACCAAGCCTTTGGAGCTGAGTTTGAAAAGCGATTTGAGGGAATCAATGACGGTATCGAACAGTCTAAGGCAGAGGCTGAACGCTATGCTGATCAGATAAAGACTGAGATTAGTCAAGAATTTGATACTTTTGAACAAGAGTATCAGGTAACTAAACAAAGTCAGAGTCAGCAGATCGCTGATATCTTGGCGAAGGCTCAAGCTAATACAATTTTGGCTAATGATGCAAAAAATATTGGCAATCAAGCAAAATCGGATGCGGCTAATGCTCTGTCAAAAGCTAGTCAGTACAAGAATGAGGCAATCGCTGAAGCAACACGGCTTGACGCTGTTGAAAGACAGGCTACAGAAACAAAACTGACGACAGTTAAGAGTCAAGCAATATCAGAAGCGACTAGGCTTGTTGAAACTGCAAAAAGCTTATTATCTGGACAGATATCTAATGTATCTACAGATTTGAGTCAAACCAAGGAAGCTATCAAGCTATTAGCCACAAGAGCAACCGTTGACGCTCTGACAGGTCGTGTCTCATCCGCTGAATCCACCTTGCAAGTCCAGGCTGGGGAAATCGCAAGCCGAGTTAAGACAAGCGATTTTGACCAAGCGAAACAGCGTATTTCAACAGCTGAAAGTTCTATCACACAGCTAGGCAACAGGATAACGACTGAGATAAGTGAGACGGTAGCGAAGATACCACAACACGCAGGAAGTCGCAACTATATAAAGAACTCTAAATTATATGATTATGTAGTTACTTCTGCCACTACTCAAGATGTACGATTTTTTATTGTTGAGGATTTTTGGAAAAATTCAAGACGGTTTGAACGTAACATGGTTAGAGTAAGTTTTGATGTTACTTTCAATCCTGCATTGTCCAGAGATATTTCAACAAATGTTCATTTTTCATCTAGTCCATGGTATCACCCTGGAGGAATTACGTTCAAAGGGAATACAACAAGGAAGCAACATTTTGACTTGCTGTTTGACTTAAGCAGTGCATCAGAAACGTATTTTACAGACAATATATTTATTCGATTTAATAATACTTTCCCGCTTGCAACAAATGTCAAAATTGAGCAAATGACTCTTTATCTATCTGAATTGACTGAATTATGGACGCAGGCTACAGAAGATCTAGTGAATGATATCAGCTCAGTTAGGACAACAATCAATCAGACAGCTGAAGGTCAAGAACAATTGTCAATGAGGTTATCAGAGACCCAAGGAAAAGTGACTACTGCTGAAACAAATATTAGGCAACTGGTCAATGATGTTTCGAGCAAGGTTTCTCAAACAACTTTTGACAATCTAAAACGGACAGTTGATAGCCAAGGGACTTCCATTAGTCAAAACCAATCTGCTATTGCTCTTAAAGCAGAAAAGACTTATGTCGACGGAGTGAAAACAACCGCTGATAGTGCTTTATCTAAAGCGAATGCTAATGCTGAATCAATTAGGACTACAAAAGCTGAATTGAAAGTCACATCTGATGCAGTTGCTACCAAAGTCTCTCAGAGTGATTTCAACGCTGTTGACCAGCGACTAACAAGTGCTGAAACCACAATTAGAACCCAAGCTGGTTTAATTGATCAACGGTTGACCAGCACTCAGGTAGATGCAGCTATTGTAGGTAAAGGCTATCAAACTGCATCGCAAGTAAATACTGCGATCACTAGTAAAGGATATCAGACCAAGCCTGATGTTGATAGTAATATTACTGGTCGCGGCTACATTACCGACAGTGCATTGCAACCTTATGCTTTATCTACCACAGTGCAGAATCTCGTTAGAGAAACCACAGATAGTTTCAGTAGATCAATAACCGAAACTAAGGCATTGATTCCAACCGATTTTAGCGGAGGAAATCTCATCAGGAATGGTGCTTTTCCTACCGTCCCTTGGCCAGGCTCAAAAGTAGCTACTCATGGTTTTTATTTCAACTCACGAAAAAACTTATTCTTACTTGAGACAGCTTCAGCAAATGAAGTAACATCTGGATCGAATAGATTTTTAGTAAAGAGGAACACGGACTATACACTGAGCTTTATTGGCTTCTCAGCTAGTAGAGTAAAAAGTTCAGATGTTTGGTTTTTGGGTAGAAAAACAGGAGAAAGCCAAGACTTCACTTCAACAAATTTGATTATTTCTGCAAGGCGGTTTTCATCAACTAACGCAGAATATATTTCAGCAACATTTAATAGTGGAGAAAACGATGAAGCTTACATCAGATTTGACAACAAGGGGTCAAGCGATGGTCAAATGGCTGTAATGTTTTTTGGTGAGGTTATGCTAGTAGAAGGCAGGACATCCAGAAAATGGGAAGCATGTCTTGATGATTTTGTGACCGAGGTCAAATATAATGAAGTCAAAGATACTGTTGATAGCCATACACGGACAATTGGTGAGCAAGGGAATTCTCTATCGCAGGTAATTCAAACTGCTCAAGGGCTTGTCACTAGGGTCAACAACTTGAAGTCAGGAAATAGAAACTATTTACTGGATTCAAAAGCAATAACAATAAATATGACTAGTGTTACAGACACAGGAGTATGGGACACTCCTATTAACATATCGGCCGATTTTTGGAAGCATGATGATGTTTATAAAAAACAAAAAATCAGGTTATCTCTTTATTATCAATCAAGTGTTGCCTATTCTACTTCAAGAACATTTCCAGTACATTTTAGAAAATCACCTTGGTATCAAATCGGAACAATTACATACCCTGCTGGGTCAACTAGACCAGTAAAATATGAGTTTACATTTGGTACAATGCCGTCAGATTTTGATGCTAGCCAAATTTTCATCAGATTTGATAGAGCATTGGATAGAGGACGAGTACACACTATCGAACGTGCACAACTTGAACTGAGCGATATGTTTTCCGATTGGTCGCCAGCCCCAGAAGATGGAGACCAGGCTGTTCAAGCTGTGTCAACTCAAGTCAACACACTTGCAGGGTCATGGTCTGTACAGAACTTGAATAACTCTGGCGATATCTTATCGCAAGCCAACCTGTCATCTGCTTCATTCTTGCTTGAAGCGGCTAAAATACGTTTGAAGGGCAAGACCTTGGCTGATGAAATTCAAGCGATTGATGGTAAGTTTGGAACGCTCTTTGTTGCAGATGGTACCTTTGCTAAATTAAATGCAAACGTTATTGACTCTCAAGCAATCACAGCAGACAAGTTAAAGGTTGACCAAGCGTTCTTTACTAAGTTCATGGCCAATGACGCTTATCTAAAACAACTCTTTACCAAGTCAGCTTTCATCACCCAGGTTCAATCAGTGACCATGTCTGCTAGTCAGATTTCAGGCGGAATCCTGACGGCAACAAACAGAGCAATGCAAGTCAACCTAAATGCTGGTCAAATTATGTACTACACAGACCAAGCAGCACTCAAGCGTGTTTTAACTGGCTATCCTACCCAGTTTGTTAAGTTTGCAACAGGTACAGTTACTGGAAAAGGGAATGCTGGGGTGACCGTAATTGGTTCTAACCGTTGGAACTCTGAATCGTCAAATGACGGTGGATTTGTCGGTATTCGTGCTTGGAATGGTGCAAATATAGATTCATTGGACTTAGTTGGAGATGAAATCAGATTGGCAAGCTCTGCTTTTGATAATCCTGATGGTTGGGATGTGAAAACTCTTGATTCTGGTCTAAGAATTGCACCTCACAATAGAGCAGCAGAGCGGAACAGTCGAATTGAGGTTGGAGATGTGTGGATTATGAAAGGAAATGGAACCTATTCATCATTACGTGACATTCTCAATGCTTTCAATGGAAACTTCTCAAAAGGTCCAAATGCTGATTCGTATACTTACTACCCTAATGGATTCTAAACTAGAAAGGAATAATATGACTCAAGAACAACAACTCATCCAAGCTCTACGCTTGACGATCGATGAATTAACAAGCAAGCTAGCTGAAGAATCAACGGCTAAAAATCTGCTAGCTGTCCAGTTGACAGCTGCTGAACAAGATAAACAGGTCTTGTCTCAACAAAACAATCAATTGCAAGAGCGAGTTTCTGAATTGGAAGCTCTACTTGACGAACAAACTAAACCAGAAATCATTGAAGGAGAATAATCATGACTGAAACTACAAACAACACATTGCTTAACCTCGAAGAAACTACTCAACCATTTGACCTCGCTACTGCATTGCAGTACATGAAGGACAATGGGGAATTTATTCGCTGCAAGAATGCGACAAATGATTTTTATATGTACCGTGATGTCCAACGTCGACCAGGTATTGTCAATGGCCGTCGTCAATTTGTGGAAGTTGAAACTGTATGGGCCTTTAACCAATGGGGCGGGACTACAACAACAATCAACGTTGCTGATCTCTTCAATGAGGAGTTCTATATTATGCAGTTTGACGAAAACGGCAACCCAGACTGGACAGATCCAACATTGCCAAAAGAATAGGAGGAATTCTATTGCCTATCGAACATGCAGAACGAATAGCTCAAAGCCAAGTGGCTTGGGCTATTTTGTTTATTATCTTATTTTTCCTTGTTGTTAGTTATCTGATTAAGACATCTAACAGACGTGAAGCTAAACTGATGGAATTTTACGACCAATCCAAAGCTGACTCTAAAATGAGGGAAGAGCGATTGCTGGCTCACTTAGATGCAACTAACACACAATTTGGTAGGATTTCGGACACTTTGGTAGATGTGCAAAAAGAGTTGGTCCGAATGAACGATCGCATGGACAGTTTTGAAAGAGGAGAATAACCATGACAAACATTTCAGAAATCATTATCAGTGCTGCCCTCGGAATTTTGACAATTTTGGGAGGTACGCTTATTAGTGCTATCAAGAGCTATATTGTGGCGAAGGGTGGCGAGAAGGCTATCAAAATCGTTGAAATTTTGGCTTATAATGCAGTCAATGCGGTCGAACAGGTTTCTACAGAAACTGGCTTTAAGGGCAAAGACAAACTTGCTGAAGCTAAAAAAGCTATTTTAAATGAACTAACCAAATACAACATCCACATGACTGATGAAGATTTGACCGTCTTTGTAGAGTCTGCTGTTAAGCAAATGAACAATGCCTGGAAGGAGTAACTATGGGAGTAAATATTGAAACTGCTATACGTTGGATGAGTGACCGCAAGGGCCGTGTGACCTATTCAATGGACTACCGAAACGGTCCGAACTCTTTTGACTGTTCTAGCTCGGTTTACTACGCTCTGATGTCCGCTGGAGCTATCTCAGCTGGTTGGGCTGTAAACACTGAGTATGAGCATGACTGGTTGGTAAAGAACGGTTATACACTCATTGCAGAAAATACTGACTGGGATGCCAAGCGTGGGGATATCTTCATCTGGGGTCGCCGTGGTCAGTCTGCTGGTGCTGGTGGCCATACTGGTATCTTTGTAGATCCAGATAATATTATCCATTGCAACTACGCTCGCAATGGCATTACGGTTGATAACTACAATCAGACAGCTGCGGCTAGTGGTTGGATGTATTGCTACGTGTACCGCTTGGCCAATCAAACCAGTACATCGGGTAAAAGCCTTGAAACCTTGGTACAGGAAACTTTGGCTGGGAAATACGGCAACGGAGATACCCGCAAGGCAGCTCTTGGCAATCAATATGAGGCTGTCATGGCAGTCATCAATGGCAAAGCTACGGCAAATCAAAAGAGTATTGATGAGCTTGCTCAAGAGGTAATCGCAGGTAAACATGGTAATGGCGAAGCTCGTAAAAAGTCACTTGGCGGCCAATATGAGGCTGTGCAAAAACGTGTATCTGAATTGCTCAAAAAACAGCCCTCAGAGTCCTCAAAAAGTCCAGAGGTAAAACAGGTCACAGAAACCAAAACAAGCGAAACTGAGCCAACTGGGAAAGCTACAGTAAGCAAAGAAGAGGGTGACCTCTCTTTCAATGGGGCTATCTTGAAAAAAGCTGTGCTAGATAAGATTCTGGCTAACTGTAAAAAGCACGACATCTTGCCAAGCTATGCCCTGACCATTTTGCACTATGAGGGCCTTTGGGGAACATCAGCAGTTGGTAAAGCCGATAACAATTGGGGTGGTATGACCTGGACAGGTCAAGGAAACCGTCCAAGCGGTGTCACGGTCACACAAGGCTCTGCCCGTCCATCAAACGAAGGTGGTCACTATATGCACTATGCCAGCGTAGATGACTTTCTGACGGACTGGTTCTATTTGCTTAGAGCTAGTGGCTCTTACAAAGTATCAGGAGCTAAGACTTTCTCAGAAGCAGTCAAAGGCATGTTTAAAGTTGGTGGTGCAGTCTATGATTATGCTGCTAGTGGATTTGATAGCTATATTGTCGGAGCATCAAGCCGATTGAAAGCCATCGAGTCGGAAAATGGTACACTGTCCAAGTATGATACTGCTACCGCCACAGATGTCAATCAATCTGACGATATTGAAATCAATGTCGAAGGTATTGAAGTCATCATCAACGGTGAAACTTACAAGCTGGAAAAGAAACCAGTCTAATACACAAACAAAGCCCTCAGCGATTGCTGGGGGCTATTTTCTATTGTGGCGGACATTTTCAAAAATGTCTTTTTTGATGGAATATTTTTTTTGAAAAATGTTTGTTAAAAACAAGTGTTTTTGTTGACAAGTGTTAAAAACAAGTGTATAATATAATTAAAGATAAGGAAAGGAGATAAGCCAATGACAGAGCGAGAGCTTAAGAAGATTGCTAAGAAGCAAGGGTTCAGTAAAACAAACTTTGGCAAAGGGTCTCACGAGGTTTGGAAACATCCAGATGGACGGATAGTGACGATACCTAAACCAAAAGAGAAGGATTACAGACCAGGCACACTAAGCAACATTCTCAAAGTCCTGTATGGGGAGTGAGGGCACTCCTCCCCATACCCCTAAAGGGGTTACTCTGATCATTGGCTTAATCTATCACTATGAAATATAATTATTTAGCATTGTTTGAAGCAGATAAGGAAAATGGTGGCTACAGCATTTCTTTCCCCGATTTCCCTGGAGCATTTAGCGAAGCGGACAATCTAAGCGAAGCTATTTTCAACGCTCGTGAAGTTCTTGAAATCTATACCATCATGTTTGAAGACGAAGGTAAAGAATTTCCTAAACCATCATCATTTAAGGCACTTGCAAGCAATCTAGCAAGCGATGACGATGTGATTCAGGCTATCTCTGTTGATACTGAACTTGTCCGTGAGCGTGAACGCTCAAAAATCGTCAATAAGACTGTCACACTACCAAGCTGGCTTGTTGAAATTGGAAAAGAAAATAAAGTCAATTTTAGCCAACTATTACAAAAAGCAATCCGTGAGGAATTGCAGGTATAA